ACCAAGACCTACTCCAGTATCAAGTGAATATTCAGGATTACTTTGTACGTCTGCTTGAGCCTGACCTACTTGTCTTCCAAAATCTGCAGCTTGCTTGTATGCTCCTTCTGCTTGCTTTGTAAGGTCTATATATTGTTGACTTGGCTGACTTGATGCTTGTGCAAGGTTACTTACCAGTCCTCCATATGTAGGAGTGTTATTTACAGGTGGTTGTGTATTTTGAACAGGTGGTGTTGTAGGAGATTGTGGAGCTGTATTTGATTGACCTATCATACCTGAAGTTGTTGGCTGTGAATATGTAATTACATGTTTAACATTTGATGATTGTGTTGGTTGTTGAACAGGTTGAGTTACTGGTTTAGGCTGTACTGCTTTAGGTTGTGTAGTTACTGGAGCGATAGCTGGTTTTTTTACAAGACCACTTATGACAGAAGATAAGGCATTACCTTTTGTACCACCATAATTTATCTTATTAAAGTCTATTGAGTTATTTGGAGTTGCTCCTAATGTTGAGAATGCGTTTGCCATATGTTTATTATATATTATGATAAGTTAGTTTGAAACAAGTTAGGGTTCATCATGTTTGGTTTTTTTGATAAATCTACATTAACCGATTTGCTTCCTGCGTATTCATTAAGCAATTCTAGTTTCATGTTTAACATGTCTTGGAATTGTTTTACTTTTTGAGGATTATCTACAATTGATGAGAAGTACACCACACATGCATACCAAATGAGCATATCGTGAAAGTCCTCGATAAGAATAGGCATTTGCCCTAGAATATAAGTTCCTCCTGTTACTGCTATACCTTGATATGGTTCGTATAGTGTGAGTGATGTAGTACTAGTTACACTCTGGACTTGATACCACAGGTTATCTCCTGCTGTCTGTGCAATTTTAATCCATCTACTCTCATTTTGTGGGTTAGTAGTTGGTGTCCAGGCTGTTGTAGTTCCTGTAACTGTAGTACCTCCATTTGATATGGATACTGTTCCTGCAGTAGCATCTTCAAGAGATAAATCAGGTATTCTATATTTGTAGTTAGATGTGATTGTATTTCCAGTTGTAACAGGTATTGGCCATACTCCTATATTTCCGCCATAAATGTAGTAGTAGTTTGGGATATCTGAATAATAAGGGAACATGTTCATGTTATCCCATTCTTGTCGTGAAAGTATCTCTGTTGGCACCCATTTTAGATTGCCTTGAGTGATTGTAAACGTCTTCAATTTAGAGTAATTAGGCGGTAGTGGGTAGAACTGTAGACCTCCTACTGAAAGTGCTGTGGTGGCTGTTGTAGACAGTCCTACGGCCCATGTAACGGCTGTTGAACCTCTGTTAAAAGTAGCTAATCGTGTATCTCCACTTGAGAATGTTATAATTGCTTGAGTTGTATGATATAGCCAGTTAGTTGTCAGTGTTAGTGATGTTGCACCTGCTGATAAAGCACCCGTTGCTGTAAGTGATTGACTTCCTACAGTTGTCATACTGAATGAACCCTCGTTACTGTAATACTTTTCAAGTAAGTACTTTTGGTAAATGTTCATGTACTCACCTCCACTATCTAGGTTAGCAGTTGAAGTGTTTTGTGTTAATTTTCCGTATTTTGTTTTTAAGTCTGTGAATGATAACATATGTTTTTTATTATGCTGTTAAGTTAAAGTTAACCCCTCTCCAAGCTCCATCAACTCTTATATATAATCCTCCTAATGTTGCATTGTTAAAATATACAAGAGTACCTTCTGGTGCATATCCCCCATTAAATGCACCTTGTACTCCAACACCGAACCCATTTACTATAGGTATAGGATATTGGGATATGGTTGTATCAGTCAGAAACTGGCTAGGTGTACTAGAATCCCCACCTTGTAGAGTTATTTTAGAAGCAAATCCATACTCTTGAACTCCTGGGTTAGTTATTGTACCGTCCTCATTTTGAACCTGATTAAGATAAAGAAGGTCTGATGTAGGCAATGGTGTGAACCCTACTAGATTTACAGGATTTATATTCAAATTATCTGTACCATTATGTTCATGTGGTGCAGTATCAGGACTTCCTGCAAAATAGTTCTTTTGCATTTTTGAATCTATTAACTCGTTTATTTGTTTTATTTGGTCTGGTGTAAATGCCATATATTTATCTTAGTCTGATTTCTCTTAATCTAACTTTTGACGAAGTGGTCGACGAACCATTCGTATTAAACACAATTTTACATTGTATCCATTGCCAGTTTTGGAATGATACACTTGGATAAAACTCTGAAAGTACAGCAGTTGTAGTTGTTCCAAGTTGTACATATGAATCAGACAATGATTGACGTGCATAAAGTGTGATTGAATCACCTGAAGTCATTGCTTGGTCTAGTTTAAACTCAGCACTTCCAAATGTTTTAGGCTGAACACTCGTTCCGATTGGAATGATGTCTGTTTCGATAAATGATTCGCTATTATTCCATAGAGTTGTATTGTTGAAGTTTACAATGTTAGTTGTTGCTGCAATTGCTGAATAGTAGTTATCATAATCAAGCGACTGAATGTTGTTATTGTTTATAAGCAAACCATAATCAGTTCGTAACCCTGCTGGTGTAAGTCCTGCTGAATATTGAGAGTCTAAAGTTAATGATTTTGAAGAAATATCTAATTTATAAACACCTGTTGATATATTGTTTTGATTTGCTGAATTTACTGCTGAAGCTTGGAAGTATAGGTTGTTTCTATTTTCCATAATATCACCATATACCCATTTAGGGTCTACAACTCCAGTTATCGAGTCTGGTATCTTTTTAAATAGTTCACAGTTATATCCATTTGATATGTATATATTTCCTTTATATCCAGCACAAATATAAACATTGTTTAGTATGTTTATCATTTTGTAGATGTTTTCATGTAGAGGAATCGGATTCTGCCATTGTGGGGATATTCTATCCCAAGGATATATCTTATGATACCCAGCAATAAGGAGTAGATTTCTCGCTTCTGTTAGACAAATAGCCCCATCTGTTTTAGGTAGTCCTAAAGAAGCTGCATTATATCTAAATGTTTTAAAGTCTTTCTTAACCATCGTAGTGAATGGAGGAACTAGCCATGCACCTACATAATGACCATTACAGAAATATAAGTTACCATCATTGATTGAAGTCAAAGACGTTTTGTTTGTGATTGGAGAAACTGGAGTACCATCATACATTCGTACTGTAAATGTAGTACCTGACATATTTGTTAGTAGTGCAGGAGAAAAGTTAACTGTAGCACTACCTTGGATGAGTGAAGCAACAACTGTTTGTGTTCCGTATGTTCCTACAAAGTCTGCTAGATATGTTCCTGTAGCACCGTTCCATACTGTAGGAGTTCCCGAACCGTCATTATATGATTGTATTGTTATAGTAGTAGAACCAGCTAAAGGTGAAGTTGTTGAGGTTACAGTTACGCTTACTTTTATTGGCCACGAACCTGTTGTACTTGAATATGGTGATGTATTCCAGTTACTTGAAGTAATACCACTATCTCCTCCTCCATCTCCACAAATCTCTACATAATTACTTCTAAACACTATCAAATAGTTCTGCCAAAATTGCATACCGTATATTTGAGTTGTATATGTTGCTCCTGTAAGTAAGTTAAATGTAGAACTGTTAACTGCTGATTGCTTCCATACTTGACTGGTCGAAGAACCATCAAAATCTGCTATATAAATTAAACCTTGGTCGGATACTGTTTTATAGATAGGTCTTTGTAGTGTACCTCCTGAAAAAGTACATGCTTGCTTTTGATAGTTAACATAAGCAACCCCATCAATATACGAAATGTTTAAGTTTGATATATTAGCAATACCATTGAATGGACTATCTGCAATTCCACCCTCAAAACCACTTATTACTAGGTCTTGTTGTCCGTTTAAGTTTTTTTCGTATTTATACATATGATTACATGAAAACTAAGAAATTACCGTTTGTAGTGGCTGTGAGTACTGCTGTGAATGTACCACTCGCTGTGAATGTGTGAATTGTTTGGCCTCCTGAAGTAGTTATAGAACCACCCGTAGAAGATGTTGACACACCGTCGCTACCATCTGTTGCGTACGAAACAATAACGATACCAGAACCTCCGTTACCTCCAGTCCCTCCGTCTACTGCAGCACCTCCACCAGAACCAGTGTTTGCTGTTGCATTACTACCATTTCCTCCAGTTGTAAGTGAACCATTACCTCCACCTGCTGCTCCTGCTCCACCTGAAGCACCTGTACGTCCTCCTCCTCCACCACCACCAGCATATGTGACCGCACCACCTGAAATTGAGTTTGATGTACCTGCTCCTCCTGCTCCAGCTGTACTTGTGACACCATTAGCTCCAACCGCACCAGAACCTCCACCTCCAGCTCCAACAAAAGGAGTTCCTGATGGTGAACCGTTACCTCCTGCACTTCCTTGGCTTCCTGTTCCTGCTGAACCTGTTCCTTGATATTCACCACCTCCACCAGAACCTCCAACAGTAGAACCTGGACCACCTCCTTTTCCTCCTCCAGTTGAAGTAATAGAATCGAATACACTGTCAGCTCCGTTTGTTCCCAATGCTCCAGCGGCACCAGTACCTCCAGCTCCAACGGTCACAGTTTTTGCTCCAGCGGTTATTGATAATGATGTGTTATATATAAATCCTCCTGCTCCTCCTCCTCCACCTCCACCTCCATTACCTCCGAAACCACCTGCTCCTCCTCCTGCTACTACTAATGCTTTTAGTGTTGCCATATAATTATTATGCTGATGCTATTGTTCGCCATTTTGATGTGGCAGAATTATACATAAATCCGACTGTTAATGGCAACGTCGTCGATCCGTTCGACGTTGTTGGTGCTGACACTGTAGAGTTTTCTGTGTTAACCCAAGTTATAGTTTGAGCTGCAGCCGAAAAGTCTAATACCCTTACTATAGTCATCTGACCATCTACTGCAGACGCAGTTGTCATTGTGATAGTAAGAGTTGCAGCTGAGTTGTTTGTAACTGTGTTTAGTCTTGCTGTGACTGGTACCGTCGCTGCGTTTCCTGATGCTGCTATTGCATTGTTAGTGTAGATGACTGCATTCGAATACGTTTGTGTTCCAGTAAACGTTTGAGCTGCATCTGTTCGAGCGATAGTTGCCGTAGTAGATGGAAAGGTCATTGTTGTACCATCAGTACCTGACAAAGTAAGGGTATTTGTTACAGATAGAGTCTTTGCGTTAGTCAGAGTAAATGTACCAGTCGATGCAGTCATTGTAAGACCATTTATCTTCGTTATACCCAAATCATTAGTGTTTGAGTTATAAGTAAGAGTGGTGTTTGTCTTAGCTGGGAGTGTTTGAGTTCCTGAAGCTGTGACAAATACAGGAAAACAAGTTGTATCAGTTGATTCTGTAGTTGTGTTGATATTTGTTGAACTCGCAATAGTTGCTGATGCAATTAGTCCTAGGTTCTGAAGTGCTGTAATGACATCACCTGTAGGCTGTACGATAGGTGTAGCATTGTAGAAAGCCAACTTTTGAGTAGTAGCTGTACCAAACTTTGTACCTGTCGTTGCATTGATAACAACATTAGTTGCATCTGCAAATGTTAGACCTGATAGAGTTGGATTTGTTGCGAGAACTACTGCTCCCGTACCTGTAACTGCTGTTATTCCTGTACCATTAATACTGAATACATTTCCTGCACCTGCTGTGTCGTATGTTTTGTTTGTAAAAGTGTTTGTAGAAGATGCAGTAACATAATCTGTACCTGCAGTAGCCGCACTAATTGCTGTACCGTTTCCTTTAAGAAGTCCTGTAATTGTTGTAGTAAGCGTTATTGCTGGAGTAGTAGTTGCTGTTGCTACAGTTCCTGCAAATCCATTTGCTGTTACTACTGATACTGAAGTTACAGTTCCTGTACCTGCTGCACTGTCTACTAGAAGTCTATGTGTTGTTGGGTTAGCATACAGAGGAACTAAAGTTGTTCCATCTACTGATGATAGTGCGAATAATCCTTGTCTGCTATTTTGGTCTATAGGTGCGTTTGCCATATTAATTGCTGTCTATTAAAATCTTATTTGTTAAAGGGTTTGCGTATACTTCTACAAGTGAAGTTCCATCTACTGATGATAGTGCATACCATACTGCTACTCCATTTTCATCTATCATTGCATTGTTACCATTATTTCCATTATCACTTCCAGTTGAAGCATCCTCTATACACACTCCGTGAGTCACAGGGTTAGCACATATTACTACAATATCAGTACCATTCGTGCTCGACGCACAAGTGATTGAGTTTCTCCCGTTTTCATCTTTTTTTGATACATTAGCCATTATACGAATTCTTGTATACTTATTGTCGATGGATTAACCGAAGCAATGGCATTAATTGCAGATGTTGTGTAATCATATTCGCTCATTGACCATACACTACCTGTGGTTATTAGAGTTATACCACTGTTTAAAACCGCGTTATTTGACCCAATGCCGAACGATACAGTGTTAGATGATAGATTTACTATACATAGTCCTTTTCTGCTCGCGTTAGCTGGTACAACCTGTGTAGAAGAAGCCGTAACAGTTGCTGTTGTAGGAGATGAAGCTGTTAGCGGTGTTTTGGTACTAACTGTACCCGATATAGTGGCTGATGAGCCTATGCCAGGGTTCTGTGACACGGTTTACAATGATAGTTTAAATGCTTTGATAATTTCTAACTTTTCTTGAACTTTGATTTCAGATTGCTCTAACTTTTTATCTCGTTTGTCAAGTTCTACAATTTTACTAGTTAATTCCTTAGTTGTTTCTGCAACTTTCTCTGTGTAAGAATTAAACTTAGATTCCGCTTTCTTAATTTCTTGAGAGATGTTTTCTATCTCACTTTCAAGTGTAGCTTTAGAAGATTCCTTATCCATAACCACAGTGTCTAGGTAAGATATTTCACTCATAAGAGTTGATTTCTTGATTTCTAACACTGCGATTTCAGATGTAAGTTCTGCTTTCCTATTTGATTGCTGTTCAAGTTCATATCCTTGTGAAGCCATAAGCTTATTGAATCGAATTTGGTCTTGTTCAATAACAGTCAAAGTGTTTCGAGCATCTTCAATCTTTTGTTCTATTGTTTTTAGTTCTTCAGGTTGGTTGAGCATATGTTTTATGGTGCTACTTCTAATGCAGTATATCTTGGAGATGTACCTGCAATTGTTACTATTCCGTTATAGACTGTTCCTCCCATGAATGTAACAGAACCTCCGAGACCATCATCATTTCCACTACCTCCTTTTAAGACATAGTGGAATACAGTTGTAGAAGCTCCACTACCTAAAAGTACAAACAATGGGTTTGTTCCTAGATTTTGAATTGACCACCCTATACGTTTTTCATTAGCAGCTAAAGCTGTTGCAGCAGAAGCTATAGAAGGTGTATTAGCGTTTTGTGTTGAGTATGCAGTTGTCATTTAATTCTTCGTTTAATTTCTCGTTCTAGGGTTGCCTCTCGGTCTTCTAGTTGGATACGTTTGTTGTTAATTTCTTTCTTGTCTGCTTCAAGTTGAGAGTTCTTAATATCAAGTTCTCGTTCCTTTGAGGCCATTAAGGCCTCTCTTTCAAGTAGCTCTTGCATCTTCTCAGATACTAGATTGTTAATATCTTTTTCCTTAATTTCAGCAGACTTTAAGATTTCTTCAGATTTCTTCAGATTGACTTGAGTTCTCTTGGTCGCTAGTTCATTTGCAGTGATTTTTTCACCCAGAGATTTGAGTTGTGGAGCTAGACCATTTTCTCTTGCTTCTAATCTATTTTCTAAGCACTTAAGAACTATGATACGTCCATTGTACTCCTCTTCTTTAGTTTCTAGTTCAGATTGAGCTTCTTTCACTTGTTTCCATTCTTCGTTTAAAGGCTTTAAGAGTTTAATACGTCTTTCTTCTAATATCTTAATCTCGTATCGCTTCTCTTGTATTTCTTTTTCTAAAGCGGTAAATAGTCCATCAAGCTCTTTCTGTTTTAATGTCGCAAACTCTTTGTATTGCAGTTCAAGTTCTCCAAGTGTCTTACGTAATGCATCAACTCTAGTAGCTATAGATATACCCTCGTCAATCTGTTGTTTTTTCTGAAAGTTTACTTCTTGAGAAACTTGAGATTTAGTGAGTAGTTTCATATTATTCCTCTAATTCGTCTTTAAACTCTGCTCTCAAACTTGATTTCTCTCCTACTGAACGAAAGGCTTTTAGCTTTGGAGTTTTATCTTCAACCTCTTTAACTTCTACTTTCCCAACTGGTAAAGGTTCTAGGCATTGCTGTATCCAAGGAGCTAGCTCATCGTCTGTATATGTTGGAGGGATACCCATTTTAGTTCCATTTCCTATTGCCACAAGTTTATCGTAACCTTCTGATTTGAAGAATTCTCTTTCAGCATACTTTTTAGCGGCTTTCTTACGAATCTCTTGCTTTTCAAGGTCTGTTGCATTGTCAATCACCATAGGAGAGCATTTACCTGCTGGAAACTTATATTCTTTGTTGTTCCATAGGAAGATAAAGTCTTCTTTTGATGCGTTTGTAAATCTAAATACTCCGTCAAAATCTTGTGTTGTGTTGTTCATTTATATTTCCTGATTCAGGTTCAGGTTGACCTTATTTAATATATAATGTTGGGCCTTATTACAGACCCACTCCAACTCACTACATATATCTTTTTGCAACAGAAATACAGATATTTATATATTTATCTTTAGACATGGTTTTCTTTAAAGTATTACAAGTACGGCAACATGGAACAACGTTATCTAATAGGTATCCAATAGAATTGTTTACTCTATCAAGACCAAGTTTTCCGCCAACACCACAATATTTACATATAGATTTTTCATTTAACAAACGCATAAACTCTTCTTTTGAAAGATTGAACTTATGACCTCGTACTTTGGCACTATATTTATATCTGTGATATCTTATCTGCAATGGGTTATTTAAAGAATATTTCCTACTAGATTCTATGACTGATAGTTTATTTTTATATCGCCACTCTCTATTTCTTTGATTAACTTTTTGTAGATTTGCCTTTCTCCATTTATCCTTGCGTTCCTTCAACTTATCCTTATTGTTTAATCTATAATTTTTGTTATAGATTTTTACTTTATTTGGATTAAGCTTTTGCCATTCTTTTATCTTAGATATATATTTTATCTGATTATTCATGATGTAATTATACATCATTCTGTTTCAAAGTGCTATGTAATGAATTGAGTGAATCGATTATAGGTCGATTTGGATTGCTCCTGCCTTTGCAGAGATAGTTGTCTGAAGTGCAATTCCAACGTCTGCTCCAGTTGCAGTTCTTACCGCTACTGTTCCAGCTGTTGTTGTTGACCGCATAAGTCCTAGTCCTACTGTTGCTGTGTTTGAATCTGACAAAACTGAAAGGATACCTTTAGTTTGTATGAATCCGTATTGCTGTGTCCCTGCTGCTGTCTGTACTCCTGATGTAGCGTCAAATGTAGGTGCTACAGATGCTGCTAGTGGATACAAAGTTCCTCCTACTACGTTACCAGTCGCAGTTGTAGGTGCGATGATAATGTTTTGGTAAGGGTTGGCAATAAGGTTAACAATAGAAGTTGCGTCTAGGGTTGTGACAATAGCGTCTTCAAGTGTAAACACAGTTTGCGCGTTAGCTGCACCTGCATTGTGTGACTTGATTCGTAGTGTCTGTCCTATTCCTGTACCATCCTTTATAATCATGTAACCTCCTGCATAGTAGTTCTGTTGAATTACTGTTGAGCCGTTAGTTACTGAAACTAGGAATGTTCCTGCTGTTGCTGGTGCTGTTGAAGGCACTGTCATAGCAAGAGTTTGATGACCTGCAACAATAGCTGATGATTGAGCTAGTAATCCACCTGCAAGAGCTGTTGCTCCGTTAGATACAAGTACTACTTCTCGTCCATCGTTAAGTGCAAATCTCTGTCCAACTTCTGTGAACAATGAAGTATCAACTGAACCTGTACCTGTCGCAACTGATGTTGCTTGAGCGTATAGCTTTAGAGCTGAACTTTTGAAGTCTGATATGAATGACATAATATGTTTTTAATTTAATTGATAATTATGAAATTGTAGCTCCGTTATTGGCTACTACAATCCATCCTGTTGTTGTTGTAAACACAAGGACTACTCCATCTCCTGCATCATTGAAGACAATTGTTGAGTATCCTGTTTTAGTAGTTGGTGTGAGTGTTGCATCACCTCCGTCTACTACCATAGCGATAATCTTCACTTGTCCATCAGTTCCGTCAGCAAGTGTAAGTGCGTTAGCACCTGTAGAAGTTACTTTAGTTGTAAGAGTAGTTAGGTTAACTGCTCCTGCTCCTGAAAGTGCCTGTGTTCCACCTTGTAATCCTCCAGTGAGTGTTGTAAGTCCTGATACTGAAAGCGTTCCTGTGATAGTTTGAGCACCTGTTGCAACTGTACTTGAGAAAGTAGTTGCTCCAGTTACTGTCAATGTACTACCGAGAACTGTTGCTTTGTTAGTATTTAGACCGTTAATTGATACTACTGGTAGATATTGTTCTAGTAATAATGCCATGGTTTTTAATTTGATTAGTTAATAATTAGTAATCAGATTAGATTCCTGTTACACCTGTTAGCTTTCCATTTCTCCATGGGTTTGTAGAAAGAAGTTGTCCTCCCATAATCATGAATCCGTTTACTGCCGCTTGGTTGTAAGGTTTGATGAATCCTGTCCATGTAAATGCCTTATTAGCATTTGCTCTGTCATAACCATTCTCATAGATGTTTCCGATAATGAGTTTAGATGACAATGTTACACTTTCTCCATCATAGTATTTTAGACCATAGAACTTTAGATAATTCATGTTCAATAGATAGAAGTTACCTGTAGTAATCTTTTTATCTCGTTTGATGTTAAGACCATCCCAGTATAGACCCTGATAACCTGTTGAAGCATTCTCTGCTTTTCCGTTGAATGTGTTATACATATTCATCTGGAATGGCATTAGAAGCTGCTCGAAGTATGACCAAGTTGTATAGTCTGTGATAGCGAATGTAGGTTCTACACTACCATCTGTAATACTGTTTGCTAATTGTCGTACCTTCAATAGTGAGATAGTTCCTCCTGAAGCTGTTACTGTAGCGTTTAGGCCAGTGTAAGTTGCTCGTGAAAGTCCTCCGTATGTTGAAGCTACTGTACCATCGTCAACGATATTTCCAAGACCTGATGGGTCTTTACCGATACCATTACCTTGGAAGTAGTTACCAACGTCATCAGCAGCATCTTGTGCTCGTGAAGCCATAGTTACTTTCATAAGGTCGATAGTTTGCATTTGTGTTTTGTTAACTGAAAGGTCTGTTCCTGATAGGGCTACGTTTGTAGCAACGAATGTAGGATAGAAAGTCATGTTAACTGATACAGGTTGCTGCGAAGTTGGAAGTTGGTCAAATCCGTTAAAAGAAACTGAAGCGTTACCTTTCTGATATTTCATAGGAAAGTTCATAAGTCCTGCTTTGAAATCTTTTGTATTTGACAATACTTCTCCAAAGAATTTGTTATCTCGTAGCACTTGGTCAACCCAAGAGTTACCTAGATAGTTATTAACCGTAGTTAATATATTTGCGTCTGGAAGCATAATTTTTTAATGTTAATTGTTAATTTATTTGTAATGACTCTGCCCACTTATCGAAATCATCGAATGAGTTAACTGATTGTTCAGCTGGCTTAATCGTTGTTTGATTAGACATTGATTTACTGGCGAGGTCTTTAGCTCTGTCATTAGACGGTGCTTTGTTCATTTCTTTAAAGGTTTTGAATGCTTCATTGAAATCGGAATACGCAATGATGTTTCCGTTTGCATCCTTTGGTGAAATCTTACCCATGAAGTCCAAGAATCCATTACGCAATTTAGTGTTGTTTGTCAGGTCGACGTTGAAGGTATCTTCTATATCGTCGAGTGCATTAGATACTTCCTCTAGGGCTTGTACTTCTGCCTGTTTCTCTGAATCAACACGAGATTGTATATCGTTTAGAGCTTCTTGTCTGACTCTCTCTTCTCTACCTTCAAGTGTCTTTTTAAAGTCCTTGATTGCAGATAGTTTTTCGGGTGTGTCATTACCGATAATTCGAGTAAGTACTTCTGTAAGAGGGTCAACTTCATCTGTAGTTTGTAAAGGAGCTGTCTGAACCTTTGGTTCATATTCAGCTAGTTTTTTTGAAACTTGCTTTTCTATATATCTTTGTAGTTTCTCATCTTTATTAAAAGGGACTTTCTTTACAGTCTCTTCTTCTATTTCAGATACTTCTACTTCAGGTTCAGGTTTTTTCTTTTCAGAAAAGTCATAGAGTTCTTTTTGTTCAGGTTCAATAACCTTATCTAAAGTTTCTTTATTTTCTGCTAAGAATTTATCGAGTTCATTTTCCATAATATGTTTGCAAGTTGATTCAGGCTCAAGCAGGAAGGCCTATATTATTGTTAAATGTGTGAGTCGGACTTTATCTTTAGCGACATAGCCTAGGAACAGGTCGTGAAGTTTACTTCAATTTTGCTTTTACAAGTGCCCTAGATTTCGGATATTGGTCGTAAGCTTGAGCATCGTTTCGCATTGGAACTCCTCTCATAGAAGGTGCAGGTGGTAGTTTTTTCTTTGACTCAGGTTCTCCACCAAATCCAACACCTAATTGTGTCTTCTTGCTATTTAATGCTTTGTCGAGTGTAGATTGTTTCATATTATTGTGGCGTTGCCATGCTATTTATTGGAACATTTGATAATGATGCACTTGCAGGTGGTGCTGATAGTCCCGTTTGTGTATCTGCTGGTATTGGTTGTGGTTGTCCTCCTACTTCAGGGTTCGCACTATCGGGAGCTACGGGCTGTTCAGGGAAGTACATCTGCATATACAGTTGTGGGTTTGTTGTCCATAGAGCTACTTTCTTTGCTGTGTCCATTGGGTCGGGGTAATTCATCTTTTGAAATAGGGATATAGGGTCAAGAGCTTTCTGCTGCCATAATTCTACTGCTAGGTTCTGTTCTGAAATCTCATCTTTAGGCTTCATTGAATCAGGTTCTACCTTGATGTTGAAGTGTCGATTAATGTCAGAGTTTACTATTGCTACATATGTTACTGCTCTACCGTTACCAATCATTGACGCATAGTGAGGTTCATCATAGAACACCATCATGAGTTGTAGATACCAGTTAAATGTTGTATCTGCTACTCGTTCAATAGCTTCTCCAATACCTCCTCCAATACGTGAAGAATCATGTGATTGGTTGAGAATCATTCCTCTAGCTGTTGTATTCTCGTCTTGTGTCACCGCAGATAGCCCTGAAGTGCCAAATATGCCCCGTAGAGCCTCTTTATCATTTTCTTGTGAGTTGAATACAGCACTAGGAATATCGTTCGCTGGTAGGCGTTTTACAGCGTCTGTATTCCCATCAGGTGAAAGGATAGGGTGACCCATTTCAATAGCAAGTGCAGCCTGATGAGCGGTTTCACTGTTGAAAGACTGACCTGACAGGACAATGGCGTTGTTACCTGCTCGTAGGTTCTTACTGATTTGTATATCTCGTTCAGTAATTCTATCTTGATTAGGAATAGACTGCTCGATAAGACTTGTTACATCGTGAGGTGCTTCTTGTAGTGAGAATACTGACAAGAACGTATACGGCATTCGTGGCTTATTAAAATGGTTCTTAGCTGGTGTAACAGTTTCAGTACCAAACATATCATGCTCCTTTGTTTCGTAGTTGAAGAAAGGGTTTTTATACTTATCAAGTATCTTTTCTCCGAACTTCACGAAGCAATACTCATCAGTCCACCACTCTGTTCGTACAACTTCAGTACCTAACTTTGCATCTACCTTAAGAGTGATGTATGTCTTATGTTCAGGATATAGTTTAATTAATTCCTCTGCTGTAGAATCAATCATTTCTCCAAGTGGTCCACCTACATAGTTACCAAATTCATCAATCCATGCCTTAGGTGACAGGAGAAAGTTCTTTGGCTTTCGTATCTCATCCTTAATATCATTATCTTCTATACTCCATCCGTATTTCTTTATACCAATAAAGTAAACAGACCAGTGACGTACCATTACTCCAAGCTTACCTCGTAGTCCAAGTGTATGAGCCTTGTACTGAAGCATTGTCTTAATTTGATTAGATGCTTCTTGCCCCTCTTTAGAATCATCGCTCCACACTACTGGGTCAGGATTACGTGAAAGAGCTTGTGGTATAAAGGTTTCTTCTGCCTCAAAGATAAGGTTAGATGCTACCACTTTATCATTAGGATTATCAATCTGTCGTCCTAGGTAATATTTAAGGTTATTATTCTGTCGTCCCTCTACTTGCTTATTGTAGTTCTTTGATATAAGTTCCCATTCTTTAGATAATCGTACAAGCTCTTCATCATCCATGTTTAACTTGAGTGCATTTATAGGCTGACCAATAACCCCATCTTCTAACTCTGTAGTAGAATAAGTCTTATTCGTCTCGCTATTAACAAGACTTGATACTCCTTCTATGTTTTTGATGAATGAATCTTCGTTCATGATTTGTATAAAACAAAAGACGAATACTCCTTTTTAGGGAATACTCGCCATATGTTTGGTTTGAGTTATTTATTGTGTTGTGATTTAATTATATGCTATATAAATTACTTGTCAAGTTTTCTGTAAACCATCTCTTCCTTGACTATGTTCTGGAGTGTCTTAAACGCAAAGTTAAGAGTAACTTTACCAAAGTTTATATCAAATATTCTATGTTGGTCTAATTGCAGAAAAAAATCATAATGCTTTTGAAACACCAAGAACTTCTCTGCTTCTTCTTTTGTCATGTATACTGGTATCATTTTATAAGTTCTGGATTTTGATAAATGTTCCCAATTACTACTACATTATTTGGGTCTTCAGAACATTCCCATTGATACACACAAAATGGATTAAATCCTCCATCTGAATATTTAACTTCTTGTATTTCAGAACCTCCTCCAACAGCTCTACATTCTGCAACAATATCACCCTCATATATCTCTACACCATTTTTATCTTTGAGACATGTACTATTCATCAGTACATGTTCTGTGTTTAAAAGCCAGTTCTCATCTGACATAGTTTGCTGCTGTTTTAAGATATCATGAATATCTCCCAGATAAAACATCCTTTGTACTCCTTTATCCCATGCTCTAAACTTTTTGTTATTCATATATTTTATAGTGGTCTACCATATTTTAACATACCAGGATTCATAGTTCCATTAGGATTACTTCCAGTATGAAATGTTATGTTGTTGTTAATAATTTGAGCTAAGTCTCCTCCGTATTTATCCATACCTACAAGGGCATATATCATAGACATAAACCAGTGGTCAGGTCCTTTACGCTTCCACACCCATCTCCATCCATATTGTGGGTCGTTTTCATCACCTGTTATCTCTTTTACACGGTATATGTTCATGCAATGTTCAAAGAAAGGCATCCAATCTTCCTTACTTCCATTAAAGGTTATGAGCTGTTCGTTTAGTTGGTCTACTGCTAGTTGAATGGTTCTGTTTCTATCTACCAATACTTTGCCTTGTTCTGTATCTTCTCCCCAACGAATAAGCTGTTTAGTCTTTGTTTCTTTAACAAACCATACTAAGAATACTCTACCTGGGTATTTAGCTTGCATTTTACGTATACCAATCAAATCTCCTCCTTGGTCAGCTACAAGTACCCATCTAGGATTGTTTCTCATAAGTTTATCTATTTCATCATATGGGTCATAGTTAGGGTCATTTACTTCTTGAGGGCTTTGACAATATCCATGATAGAACACTCCTTGTTTGTTCATGAGTGTGTAGTAGATGTCATGTCCTGTATCCATACCAATTATAGTTCTACCCTCTTGGGAGTTAACATCAGGGTTCAAACACTTCGTAAGGATAAGCAGTGAAAGCAAGTCATTAGGACTTACATATGGCTCTCCTAACCATTTCTGCTTGTACAAGATAGGTCGTTTCAGTCTATCGTCTTCAATCTCTTGTTTTATGACATCAGGCAAGAATCCATATTTATCGGCCACATCATAGTTTACGTTTATTAACAACGTGTTAGGTCTTCCCTCTTCAACTAGTCTTACGTGTACTGGGTCACTTACTGTCAATCGGTTGTATGTATATATAATCTGTGAACCGTCTTTACGAATAGTAGGTGTGAGTACTTCAAGACTTGCCTTAGTGATAGTTTGTGCTTCTTCTACCCATGCTATATCAATACCTTCAATAGACTTTAATGACTGTTCGTTATTCCATAGACCTTTAAAGATAAAGTCTGAGCCTGTTATCTTATTTACAATAGACTTATCAGTTATCTCAAAGTCATTTAGTCCATATTGCTTTATAAGGTCAGATAATAATTGGTGTGATGATTCTGCTATTGAGTTTTGGAATTCACGACAACATAGTATACGTATTTTCTTTTGTCTTGCTCTAATTAGAAGAACTCTCGCAACACTATGCGATTTCATTGAGTATCTTCCTCCCCATACTGCAACCTCTCTCCAGTCAGTATCGAATAGTCTTTTATACTCTATCGGTATCGATATCGTTATTTGTGGGTTCATCTTGTTTATCTAAGAAATGTACTAATACCGTGTTTATTAAATCCTGTCCATTCTTTCCTGTGTTCTCTACTCTAGTTGAATATCCTTTATCTTTACCTAGTGTAGTTGCTACTGTCTTTGCCACATCTGTTTGTATTCTAAGTAAGTCAGTCTTTATCTCTGTCTCTCCTGTCTCTTTATTAGTTCTTTCTACATTGTATCTTAATGTTTTACGTAATACTTTTTCTGCATCTGATAGCATGTCTTGACGTTCTAGATTTTCTTTTCTTTCGATAAACCATCGTCTAAGTGTTATGTGTTTAGCACTACTATCTTCATAACCTCCATCTATAGCACTTTTATAAGCATTATCTATTCCTTTTGCTAGATTTTCAACATAAATATCCCATGTTATTTGCTCTCTAGGGTCTGATGTTGTTCCATTTGCTCCATTAGGGTTAGTTTCTGCCATATTGATTGTATTCTTGTGCATCGTTACGATATGGTATGCAGTCAGTATGTTGATGATTATTTATATACACCATAAGAATAAACACTAAATATATAATCAACAAGGTTGTTATAAGCAGTCTTATAGGAGTCATTATAGTGTGTATAGTATACCATTAAAGCTTTTAATAAGTTCCTTGTTTGCTTCAGGGTCTACTCTTACAGAGTCTAGTATAAACCAATAGTCTTCCGAAGTTCCTTGATAAGGTAAGTGAAGCATGAGTTCTCCTCTGTTAGTTCTAGCTATGAAGTGATTGATTTCTGATACCTTGAGGTGTTCCATTACTTTATTATCTCTTTTTGCCTTGTCTGATAGACTTATCATGTACATCATTACAGAGTTAATAGGCAGTGATTCTCTTGTAAGGTCTAGTGATATCTTTTTAGATTGTTTTTTCATTATCTTGGTATTATTTTCTTTAATTGTTTATAACATCGTCTACAGAGTTCTCCTTTAGATGTAATAGGGTATTTTGATACGGTCGGAGCATCATATTGACGTATCTTTACAAAGAAACTCTTTTTATTGCAAGCATTACATGTTTTTTTCTTAAACATTATATTGTAAATGGTTTATTTGGTAATTCTTTCTCCTTTGGAGGTAGTGTGATAACTACTCCTGTAGTAAGGACTGTTGAAGCGAGTGATATTGCATTGCGAATAGCGTTCTTAGTTACAAGTGAAGCGTCAAGGACATTATCTCCAAATGTATCAGGTATATCAAACATGTAGTCAGGTAGTGTCTTCATTTCTACTCCTTCAGGTAACATTATTATTTCACCTGTAGTATTTATATCTTTGAGTTTTAGTTTATCTGCTCCTGAAAACATCATAAGTGGTTTTTTTGCTTCTCCCGCATTCGTCATAATCTGGCATACTGGAGCAATAAGTGCCGTTCGCAATATATCGCCTGCTACAGTGTCTGGAAGTTCGTGAGCTACTTTGTACAGGGTTATACCCCCTCCTTGCACTACGCCGTCTTGTAGGGCTAATCGTGAGGCATTTACAGCATCTTCACACTTCAATCGTCTGTATGATAGCTCACTCTCGTTATTTGCTCCAAGTTTAAGTACAGCTGTCTTTGTTGATAGCCATTTAATACGCATGTTTGCTAGTTCTGTGTTCTGTGCTTTCAGTTCGGCTATATGTTCTGATACATCTTGAGTTCCGATAATAGTTGTTTCGTTCTTGTCTACTATAATTTTATAACATGTACCACAAAATGAAAGGTCTATAGGCAAGTCTGCTAAGTCCAGTCCTGTGATGTCTGATATAACTGTAGCTCCTGTTACCTTTGCGAAGTCTTCAAATACTTCCATTCTGAATACTGATGGTGCTTTGATAATACAAATGTTGAACATCTCTTGCTTATGGGTGTCTAGTAGGACTTGGGCCACTCGACTATCCATATCATGAGTGAAGATAATAAGGTCTTTTTTACCGTGCTTATCCATAAGTCCAAGGATAGTATCAAAGTGTTCTTGCTTCTCCATTTTCTGATACGTTACTAAGATGAGTGGATTTTCATAGACTGCTTTAGTAAGAACTTTATCTCCCATAGTTTCCATACCATTCTCATTCTTCTTTGAACCTGTATCTCCGTGTTTGTCAGAGTCTTTATCGTGAGCCATGAGTGGACTTAAGAAACCACAATCATTGAACCTTACACCATCTATATACTTGATACCATCGTCATATGTACCTGAACCCTCTACAGTTATAACTCCATCTTTACCTATCGTCTTGTAGATTGAGCCTATAAGGTTACCGATTGATTCTGATTCACCTGCAATTGTTGCCACCTTGTGTACTTCATCTATATCTATAACTCGTTTATGTTCGTCAATCTTCTGCTCTATAACAGGAATAAGAGCGTCTAGTTCACGCTTTAAGTTCATTCCTTTAAGTTCTGATTTAAAACCCTCCTCAAGTATGGTTTCAGCTATGATACATGTGGTTTTACGACCATCTCCCGAAGTTGCATTTTGCTTATCAGATAGTTCTTTTAAGAAACCAAGTCCTCGATTTTGTACTGGGTTTTCTGTTTCAATAGCTTGTATGATAGTTTGAGCATCGTTAGCTACCTTGTGAAATGGGTATCGGTCTGCTTCTACTACTACGTTGATACCATTATGACCATATGTAGGTCGTATAGCATTAGTTACAAGCTTGATACCGTCTATCATTCCTTGTATAGCTTTTGTTCCTTGTGTTACGTTATTCATTATTTTTTATATTGTGGATAGTGTAAATAAAACAGGTAGTGTTGTGGAGTAAGAGCGTTTTTAATATGATATGAAAGATATCGTAGTGATGTATTTCTGCCTGATTGCTTACTAAACATCATTTCTTTACGACAATATGTACATCGTTCTCTTGTATGAGTCCCATACTCTCCAACTATCTTGAAATCATGAAGATACCCCCTCAAGCACTTACTGTTGTCAAAGCTATAGTATTTCATCTGCTTTTTCTATAAATCTGCACATGAGGAAATCATCTGTCTCAGGTAGCATGTATAGCTTTGTACCCTCATAATCAAGCGATAGAAGTCCGTGGTTCACGAACCCTACTTCATCATTTACTTTAATCTTCTTTACTTCGTCACCTACAGCAATAACCACACCTACGTCAGTAAAACTAGCGTTCTTTACAGAAGCATATGTTTTCTTCTCTTTAGGTCTAACAAGAATATTTTTTCCAAAAGGTTCAATGTGTATCATTAGTTTACTTTTTCAGCGATTACTTTATCTTCTTTTGGTATATATTTAGTATCCATGAGTACAATCTCTAGTTTATCAGCATATACGTTACCGTCTTTAATAAGTTCTTTAGTTGCTCTAATAAGAGGTTGTACCTCTAGTTCTGTACAGTACGCAATAAGTTTTTCTTGTCGCTCTTTAATATCTTTTAATTGTTCTTCAGTATAATTGTTCATATGTTTGATTTAAATTATTTGTAATATATATATTGTATCAGTAAACAATATGTAATAGCAAACTACTTTTCTTGTATAAGGTTGATAATCCATTCAATCCTATTATTTACCTGCATGTTTATATGTTCATCAGGTATATACATAAGTGTTGACATGCCGTTCTTATATGTGTTTTGTGGTAACTTTGCTTTTTCAAGGAGTTCCACCAACTCTTTCTCCCATAGTTCACGTTCTGATTTTATGAATTTTTTTATTCTAACCGGTAAGTTTTTACGGTCTTTATCAAAAAATGCTTCATAGGGTTCATCTCCCTCATCACCATAATCTTTTGGGTAGAATTGAACAAACTCTCTATCAAACTTATATTCCATACTCTCTATATAAGCTGGTATGTCTTCTAGGGTACATTCATTACAACATTTATCACACTTATACCCGTCAGGTACTCCTTGTGTGTTTATCCAATCTTTATACGTTGCCTTGCAACAGCTTGTTTGTTTCATATAGTTATTTGGTTAAAGATATAATTAAATCTGCTATTAAAGTTACAAACTTATATAGTAATAATCCATAAGCTACTCCGAATGCTATGTCTGACTGTGTTAGTTGTGTATTCATATATTATTCTTTGCCTAATAAGGCTTTTAGTTCTCGTAATCTTTTGTTTGTTTCTTCTCTTTGTTTGACTTCTCTCCAAAAAAGGATTTCAGGAGTTGACATGTTTTCTTCGTTCATAATGCTATTCTTTGCCTAGTAGGCTTTCTATTTGTAATGCTATCTGTTCAAATACCTCATTAAATCTATTCTTATTTTCTACCTGTATTGCAAGTTCTAACGTAGGTTTACTTGTCTGTGCATTTGGATATAAGTCCAATACATCTCGTTTTTCGTTTCTCGCAATCTCTGCACATTTCTTCACCAATTCTTCTTCCTGCTCTTTCATGCGAGAAATAAACCATTGAAATGAATCACTTATATCTTCTATATGTAATCTATTGTCATAAACGTGTTTTCTGTATTCTTCTAGTAGTTGTTGTTCTTTTTGTGATGTCATATCTTTAATTTTTGTATGTTATTGATAACTTGTTTGAGGCATGAGTTATGTCCAGTAACTTCACCTATGTTTATATCCTTGTAGAAAGGAAATCCAGTGGCAGGGTTAATATCTGTTTCTTTTTCAGGCAACCCATCCTCCACCATCTTGAGTGCGTTGTTGTGGACTTCAACAAATAAGGGTAGTATTTTTTCATTCCAATCTTCATCAAAACACTTTGCTCCGTCATATATTCCCCTATATTCAAGAATATCGTTTATAATGTGTCCTTTGTTTTCGTATTCTTCTTTCATATGTCTAATTTTTTTGTATATTATTTATAATTTCATCTTCACTGACTATCTTCCAGCAATCTTTGAAAAGTCCACAGTAACTACAAGGATTATTTCTCTTACTTGTCGAGAAGGTATGCTCATGGTTATTTATTCTGTCTTTAAGTAAAACGTATTTCGTTGGAACTTCAACTGTTTTTTCAATAATTTTTTCCACTACTTTTGTGCTCTTTTTTAATCCATCTTCAAACCCTCTACAATACTGACATATCCTTATGTCTCCAATATTCTGTAATGGTCTAATACACTTATCACATAGATATTGCACAGGATTTGGTAGCTCCACAATATTTCCCATTGAAGTTATAAATCTTGCGTATGTTCCAAAGTCTGGATGTTGTGGATTTCCAAGAAGCATTAAGTCTTTTGTATGTATTTTCATATGTCTATATATCAAGCTTGCGAGCTGATTTTGCTTGTAAATCTACTGTATCAACAGGTTTCACTGATGATACGAAGTTAAGACAACCCTCTACTATATCGTGCTGTATGTCTATAGGTTTTTGACAATGAGGACATTTGTCTTTATCCTCTTCTTTAAGGTACTGAAAGAATATAACCTTATGTCCTTCTACATGTGATATCTCTTCTACTAATTTATTATTGAATTTGAATATTCTCATATATTTATTTGTTACTTGTAGCGGTTAGGTGGTTAATTAAATAGATTACCTATTTGGATTTCACAATGCTTACATACATAATAGAATCCTTTAGTTTTAATAAATCCGTCTTCTTTTTCTACTTGACATTTTAATTCTTTACCATAAATGAAGTGCCACCATTTGTGTGTACCTTTCATATTATTTACTTAAATAGTTAATTTCAGCGTTGATAAGATACATCTTCTTGGCAGTTTCTTCTATGAGTTGTGTACGTTCTGCTTCCCAACATGATAGGGTTGTGCAACTAGGTTTATTATTTAAGTTTTCATAGTAACTATTAGAAAATCCATTACCAGTAAGTAAACCTACTATAAATGAAAATCCCATTAAAACTATGCAATAGTATATATCCATATTATTGCATCATAGTTATTTCTTGATAATGAGCCAAGCCCCATACATTTGAACCCCAGATAATGACCATTGCTACTATGACAAACACGCCAATGATGAAGAGAGCAGTATTGTTCTTTCGTTCTGTATGCCATATTTCGTCTTGTAGGTGAGTGTGTGGTTTGTTAAATCTAGATTCATATATAAATTGGTCATGAATAAAGTTATTACTTTCTACTTGAGTTTTCCATTCCTTATTTGCTATGTAATTTTTGAGTCTTTTAGTCATATTATTTTACTAGTACGTAATTATATATCTTTGTTAATCCTCCAGTAGCATTAGGTAAATATTCTCCCTCTATTTTAAGTCCTTTTACTCGTAGTCTGCATATGATAGCTCCTAGTCTCCATATATGGTGGTCTATTGCCCATAGATTGTTAATAGCACCATATCTAGTAAGTCTTGCCTCTACTATTTGTTCTTGTGTTGGTTTTTTCATATTATTTATTTTTAAGCTTCTTATAATCTATTTTAATAAATGCTTCTATGATTATTTCTACAGATTCTCTAAAGCCTGTATAAATATGTTTCCAATTCTTTTTATCCTTACTAGTAAACACATCAATTTCATCCATAAGTGGACTAATTCTTGTTTGTATATATCCTTTATATTTTTTCATAGTTTGTTTTACGAGAGCGTTTATTGATAATTGCTCTACTCTTTAATCTTACACCCATGATTACACAGTGTCAAGTAAATATATGTGGATATTACAATACACGACTAATAACAGGTCTTGTCAAATTACACTCTCTGATAAGGTCATAGATATGATTACGTGATTTGCCTTCTATACGTGCTATATCAGTTATTCTGTAATTCTTCTTGAGATAGACTTTAAGTCTTTTAACGAGTCCTTTGTTTAATTCTTTGTTTATTTTATTTGGCATGTATTTTATTCTCTGTTAAGACTCGCAGGCTAGAAATCGAACCTGAGAGTCCCAAAAGGGAATTATAAGTTACTTTGTATGTCCTCTATATATCCCTCTAGTACATTTATCTTACGTTCTAGGTAAAAGTTATCGCCTCGTATGTCCTGTATATCAGACTTTATATGTGATACTTGGACTAGTATGTATACAAGGATTATTGCGTAGAGTATTTTCATATAAGGTTATTTTCTTTTAAGTTTTGTAATGTTTCCGTTCCTATGACCTGTGCATTTTGCGGAGCATAATATTTGTTTGACTCTTTTTTGTGTAAAGGGTTTCTTGCACCACTCACATATTATTGTCGGTCTTTCTTTTCTATTTCCTTTATTCCATGCAACCCAACCAAACTTTTTTCTATCCCATTGTCTATGACATGTAGCACATAACATTTGCCAATCTTTTCTTAGGAGTGTGTATTTGTGGTCTTTGTTTGACCACTCAAACCTTTTGGATTTATTCTCACCTTTACAAATTTCACATGCATTTGGTTTTCCATAAACTGCTGCTATTGCTGTATGTATTGCTCTGTACTTGTAGTGTTTCATGTTTTAATCATATCATGTTCAGCAAGCCATATCAAACACTTTGCTCGGGCATCTGCTTCGGTATCTCCTCTAATAGTAAGTTCTCCATTTACATACCAACCATACTCTCCACCTATGTACACAGGTACTGTACTACCTTTCATAGATGAGCTTAGTGGCTCGTATCTTGATTGCAACATCTCACCAAGTTCAGCTACAGTGTATGCGGAGTAATCCTGTTCCATTGTTGGTGTAGGAAGATAAACTAATTCCGTATGACATCTATCTCCTTTTTCATCAATTTTAGAGTGCCATTTAAACAAACTCTCTTGCTTAAATCCAAGCTCTTTCATTCTTTTTGATAGCTCTAGGTTAGTTACTTGTTGTTCGAGTTTCATATTATATTTGTGAGTTATCTATTTCCATTATCAGTTGCACCACTCATGTCTATGTAATCATCGGGGTCTTTTGCCTTATAAATAACCTTATCTTTATAAGATACACTTGTAATCACATTATGAGGGTCATTAACTGAAAATATTTTCTTTTCATTATCTTCAATTTTCTTTTCAAGATACATGATAGATATCTCATATGCTCCATACATATCATCATCAATTCCTTTTACCCAGAACTGTAGTGATTTTAGGAACTCTATATTTTTTTGTATTTGTTCTGTTCTAGTCATAGTTTGTTTTACGTTTTAATTATTTAGTATATGTTTTGTTTTTTATAATTTTAGATATACACATTTGAGACACATTATACTTTTCAGATATTTCCTTTTGTGTTTGTTTACCTTTAAGTTTTAGCCTTCTTATCTGTTCTACTTGTTTATTGGTTAATTTTGCTCTTCCTGCATTCTCTCCTTTAGCTCTTATTGCTCCCAAGAAAGGTTTTGCTCTATTCTTTGAATACATATCCTCTATGTTTTCTATCTGTGTTCCTAAAAATAGGTGTTCAGGATTTACACATATTGTGTTATCACACTTATGTAGAACACATAAGTCTTGGTTCATTTCGTTATTGTGTATAAAGTATGAATATCTATGAGCTCTTATAGACTTTTTAAGTATTTTTACATTTCCATATCCATGATTTGTACTTGCCATCCAATTCCAACATGTCTCTGTCTTATTTACATGTTTGAAAAAGTTTCTAATGTATTTTTCTTTTTTGAATCTATAATCGAATTTCATATTCTTAATTTGTTTAACACTCTTTTAGTATAGCATCACTTGACACTATGTATACTATACAAACTTAATTTTATGTATTGTAGTAGTTTACAAATTCTTTCTCCTCAAAACTCGGAAAATTTATATTGATACCTTGTTCTAAAAATATCTTATCTACCTCTTTACAGACGTTAGTGAGTTCTATTGTTGATAAATCTGCTGTACTATCTTTCTTATACATAGCTTTTGCAACTGCTCGTATGATTCCTTTTACTGCCTCTGGTGTCCAGTCTACTGACATATTCTGTACTACTGCTTTATAAGATATACCTTGAGCTTGTGACTCTCTTGCTAGTTCTTCACACCAGATATGCAAAGCCTTGTTCTGTTGTGAAGTTCTTTGCATATTATTTGCTAATTAATTTTTTGTAATTATTACATACATATAATATTTTTTGTGCGGTTTCAGGAGTTGCTATATATTTACCTGCAATAAGAGCATGTATATAACCATTAGATATACCTACTAATTCTCCAAATTCTCTATATGTCATATTATTAGACTTCATAAAGTACAATAGGTCATAAAACTTTGGCTCTGTATAGTATTTCATACAATTACCACTCTAGTGTAGTTACATCTATAGCAGGTTCTCCATTAAATCCCTCACTTGTCATGTTATCTTCTACGACTTCCTTTTGTTCTGGTACAAACGTATCAAGTACTACATAAGGTTCATTGTTCTTTTTAGACAATGGGAATTTTACTTTAACGTATCCTTTACTATCTTCGTTTGCCTGTAAGAAAGCTGTAAACTTCTTTACATTGAAACTAGCATTACCAAATAGAAAATGTGATGTTTTCTCGTTAGGTCTGTATATGTTCATTCCGTCTGCGAATATAAGTTCTGTTTTTTCGTTCATATGTTTCTTTTATTTTTTTCTTTTATTAGTTCTTTGTAATTGTAATAATCTAGTACTTCTTCTCCTTCAATTTCAGTTTCGTCAAACCACATATCCTCTATGTCCCAACCTCCCCCTCCTATAGATTTTGTCATTCCATTTTCAGCCCTATTTTCTACAAATTTAATTATATTCAATAGATGACTATCCTCTAATTTACTGAATGGAATAGATTGTCCGTCTTTAGTTTCCCATTCTAGTTCTTCTTCAATTTCTTCTTCCATATAATTATTTAGTTAGTTCGTTTGATAAATCCTCTGACTTGAAGTCAATCTCTGCCATGAGTACATCTTTTTCATTATCCGTAAGTTTTACAGATTTTCTTGTTTTATCTGCTATAGTCTCAAGTTCTTTTATATTAGTTGCTTGACTTATAGCTTCACTGATTTGTTCAGGTAATGTAAGTTTCTTTGGTTCTACATGAGGTCTAGTATCATCATCTTGTGTATCATCTATCAATAGCAGACCATTTAGAGCGTATTTACGTGCATATGAAGATGTACTACCAGTTCCTTGAGCAACCGACATGAATTTAGGTGTTTCATCTTCTCTTGCATATGCTGTAGCAGATACAGATTCAACAGATTTTTCATCTGCTCCACAACTGCATGGAGGTTTTGGTTTACCTATTGCTTTTTCTCCTCTTCTATAAGAACTAATATCACAAAATTTTTCATGTTCTGATTCTGTATTTGTAATAGTAGCAGTTGCTTTTATATAGTATCTTTCACCTACCATTATAAGCTCATCTGATATTGTGAGTATGGCTTCACCTAGTAAAGGTTTAACCATTTCTATTATATCTTCAGCACTTCTTGATTTATAAGAAACTGATTTGTTAACTTGCTTTGGTACTTTTAGTTTTTGTTGTATTTCGTTTAAAATTTTCATAGTTTGTTTTTATTATTGATATAGTTTAAGTCTAGCAAAGTGTGTACATAGTGTCAAGTGTACTTATCCCCATTGTTCAGCCATAGCATCAGCTATCCCTTGAAATGTCTTACTTCTTAATTTTCCTCTGTCTTTGCTTGGTGGCATATTATGTATTTTATTTTCTCTTCCCTCAACGATATTAGTTGGTTCTAACTTTGGTAAATTTTTTAACCATAAGCATGTCGCCTTGGTTTCTCCATGCCCAAACTGCCAAGGTTGTATTATCTGGTCTGGTTTCCTTATCTTAGAGCTGATAACACTTATAGGATTTTCAAGTGCTATATTTTCTATAGGTGCATTTAGAAGTTTATGGACAAAATCAAGTGCAAGTTTTTGTTCTTGTTGTCTGTCTTTAAACCAACGTGCACCACTAACAGATAAATACGTGCATGGCGGATGAGCAATCATCATATCGTATTTTCCTCTATACGCTTCCTTAATCGCATCACCTTGTATATGCCATTCTGGGTGACCTCCACTGCAAGGCAATACATCGCATGAATATGCTTCATGTCCTTTCTTTCTAAATGCCTTGCAAACTGCCTGGCTTTCTTCACACGCAATCAATATTTTTAGCATATTTTATTTTTCTTAGAACGATTTTCTTGTCTAGTTAGTATTTGTAAATTTGTATGTGTATGCATTCCTCTTTTTTCTTTTCCTTGTAGTGGAATTATATGGTCAACCTCGTGTGGTATACCTGTTTCTTTCGTTAATCTTTTAGCCTCTTTATAAAACCACCTTATTTTCTCATTATCAGCATGTATATCTATCTGATTTAATAGTGATGCTCTTCTTCTTGCTCCTATAACACTTCTTTTATCTTTGTTATTATTATGCCATTTTTTACCAGCCTTTGAATTAATTATTGCAACCTTATCTGTATTTCTCTTTCTCCAAGATTCAACAATACCTTTTCTCTTCTCTTTATTATTTTCATTCCACTTTTTAGCATATCCATAAACTAAGTCTTTATTATCTCGTTTCCATTTTTGTCTGTACAATTTTGTATTAGGGTTGCTAATACTTACTTTATATCTATATAGTTTACAATCTTGACATAGACAGTGTCCCGTCTTATCCCTTTCAAATATGTTTCCCCTTTTACATGGTCTTTTACCTTTCATATTAAAATCCTAGTATTGCTTTTTTAATTTGTTCATTTCTTTCTTTTCTCATACGTTCCTTTTCCTCTTGAGTATATGTATCTCTTTCTTTTTGAAGAGCAAGCAAGTCTTCTTTTTCTTTCTTCTCTACAGCTTCCTTTTGAAGTTCATATTGAAGTTGTCTATCAAGCTTTCTCTTAGCATCAATCACATCTTGTAAGTGTTCTACCAGTTGAGAGGGTTTTATTACCTTACCCCATTTTCCTTTAAGTCCTTTGTTGTATGTTGGAAGGAAAGCTATCATATTCTTTACCTTATCAAAGCCATACTTCTTAAGAAGATGTGCTGTCATTCTTCTTTCTATTGGTCGAGCATAAAGTGATTGTACTCCTTCATTTACTTCAGTGAAGAGAAATATCGTATCGCTTATTTCTATGTTCTTTTTCTTTTCTTCTTCTGAAGGTTCTTTTTTAGGTTTAGACATTGTTTTTAAGGAAGTTATTTTTCACTCTTTCAATAAACATATTTTTAGCATCCTCTCTATTTACAGGATGCCTATCAAACATCCATGTTATCTCTGGTATACCCTTAATATGATACTTTCCCTCTTTATTTACTTCAAATGTATCCATATCTTTATTTTGTTTTTCTATAATACATTTTTTCTTTTTACCATGTTCTAAGCATTCCTTACTCATAGATTTGATTTTAATTATCTTTTATTAAAGAGCCAAGCTTTAGCTTGGTGTGAGCGCTAGCTCACATATAGATTATCACTAAACTCAAGCAGTAGAAATACAGTTGTTTAACTGAAGAATTTTCTCTTTATATGTTGAGATTCTTCTTAGCCACAGACTCTCCAGCTATACCTGCTTAATATAGAGGGTAAACATATACGTTCATGGCGCTAGTTGTACGTGTATGCAGTATTAAAAGAAAAACCTTTCCTAGAGATACCAGACATTATATCTGGCCACCCCAAGAAAAGTTTCTTGTGAGATGTACACTCTAGGGTTAGTTTTCAGCTAACATATTAAGTATACTCCCTCCTGTTTTTAATTGTCAAGTGTGGATATCATGTTGATATCTTTTTATTAAAAATATATACCGTGAGTCTGTTGGTGTCCAGTTATTCCCCACCATGGGACACTCCGCGGTACGTATTTCTACGTTTCAAGCTCAAAGCTCTCTTCAGCCGTTTTAGGTGGGCAAGATGTTACGAGTACAGACTCAATTTTCGTCGGATTTAAACTTTGTAACCCACGGTATATATTTTCAATCTTACCTACTCAATCTTACCAACACGGAACAAACTATGAGGAGAGCAACGTGTTGACAAGATACAATAGACAAATGATTCAATGTACTGTTATAATATAACTCATGCACTTAAAAAAATCAAGAGTCAAAGAAAAGAAAGTAACTAAAGACTTACTGCTTCAATATGATTTCCTAGACCAATTAGATAAATTTGTTGATAAGTTTGAAACTAAAAATACATGCAGAGTTAAATACAATATAGAAAACCTTAACATTAAGAAAACAAAATGAAGACATTTAATCACTGGGTTTTCAACGACACAAAGACACCAGTAGAACCTACTGTATATACAAGGGATAAAAAGCCTGTAAATATGACTAATGGCATCAAGGAGATTAAAGTTGATTCATTATATACAGATAAGAAACTAGGTATTAAAAGGAAAGGTATTAAAAAACGACATGTATTAGATATAACAAGATGAAAAAATACAACATAATATACGCAGACCCAGCATGGGGATATAATTCTTCAATGGACGGAGATAGAGGAGTTCATAATCACTATGAAACTATGCAACCAAAAGATATGGAAAATATTGATGTGAAAAGTTTAGCTGATAATGATTGTGTATTATTCATGTGGGTTACTATGCCAAAGTTAAATCAGTGTTTTGATTTAATAAAAGCATGGGGATTTGAATACAAGACTGTAGCTTTTACTTGGGTAAAATTAAATAAGAATAAACCAACACCTTTTATGGGAATGGGTCGTTGGACTAGAGCAAATGCAGAATTATGTTTATTGGCAACAAAAGGTAAACCTAAAAGGATATCAGCTAGAGTCCATTCTGTTGTGATGACACCTATTGAAGCTCACAGTAAAAAACCAAGTGAAGTACGAGAAAAAATTATTCAATTATTAGGTGATTTACCCCGAGTAGAGCTATTCGCACGAGAAAAAGTAGATGGTTGGGATAGTTGGGGGAACGAAATAAAATCAGATATAATATTATGAAAAAAACAAAACTCAAGAAAGTAAGTCCTAAAAAAATATCAACTCTGAAGCGCAAATTATGGGCTCTATTTAGCCTCTATATTCGTCGTAGAGACAAGTTTATCTGTTTTACGTGTGGAAGGTCAGGTGAGGGAGGAAGTATGCATGCTGGGCATTTTATTAGCAAGGCAATAGGGGGAGTAGAATTATACTTTGATGAGGATAATGTGCATGCTCAATGCTATCACTGCAATATAAACTTAGGAGGAAACCAATATGAATATAGTTTAAGATTGGGAAAGATTGCTAAGGAGCTTTACAAGAAAAAAGGAATATTTACTAAATGGACTGAGAAAGATTATCTTGATAAGATTGCATACTATAAGGCTTTTGAATAAAAAGTTGCTTATTGTACGGAACCTACATACCTAATTACCCTACTAGACAATATAGATGTAATACTTGCAAAAATCTCATACTAGATATACTGTATAGATAACAAAACACCCCCTAAGGGATGTCATTGTTAATGAGGTTATAATACTTCTACCTTAATCGGTGGAGGTATTATTTCGTTTTGTGTAATGAACATAGATGTTATTACCAGAGGTCGTACTAATATAGTCGACTACCTATTGACCCCCTTATTGGACTAGTTTGTTTTACACATTCCGTAATAAAGGAAATCAATACAAAACACCTCATTGGCGAATCCTTATAGTTTTACCCATAAGCACTCACCGAAAAGGTGTTTTTGAGTTTATTCGCCGCACTCTTTCAAGTACAGATATAGTTTAACATAGACCGCAATTCATTTGCAAATAGAAATAACAATAATAGTCCCACCTCCCTTAATTACAGATAAGCCTATATGTCGATTATATTTTGTAAGCAGGTTAATGGATATCTCGTGTGTAAATACATTGATGGTACTTCAGCAAAACCTAAAAATAAGAAGAAATAATACTTGCACATGTGTGCTATAATGGAAATCAAATGGCTTTAATGGGAAAACTAGAAAAAGAAATAGATGATGAGGGAATACCAACAGATAAAGAGAGACTTACTATTACAGTAACTAATGGGACTGTGGTTCAAATTAAAGAACTAGCTGTCTTTCTCAAAGAAAAAGGTTTTCCTATAAGTGAAGATTTGTCTGATGTTGTCAGAACAAGCCTATCTCTTTTATTGAAATTAAAAGAGGATAAGGGTAACGAAAACGAATAGTATATGTCATCTGGAAACTCAGAAGAAAACATAAAGCCTGCGTCGAACGGTGAATTCAAAAGACTTATGATTCAGAAGGCTCAAGAGCAAGGTCATAAGCGACAGCAAAATTTGTTGAATGCATTAACTTCTGTTTGTGCAGTATTAATATATATTATTCCTGGCTTACTTATATTTTTATACTTGTCTGTATTGATACATAGAGCAATCATCGGAGATTGGGATAAATTAGAAGATACTCTGAAAGATATGATTATACCAGTAACTAGTTATATGGTCGGAGTACTATCTAGAACTGTACTACCAAAGAATAACGAATAACCCCCCCATAAAGGGGTGTTTTCTGTTCAGGGTAATTAGGTATGTAGGTTCCTTTAAGCATCTATTGCGTAATATTAATAAGTGTGCTACGTTTATTTATATAAGCCTCAATTCATTGGGTAAAGCGTATGAACGTATAAAAACAGTAAAACACCAACTTTTCTTAAGGGAGTAGGTGTTTTTGCATGACCGAACACCAACAGTATATCATACTTTATTTTGTAATTATTTTTACGTTCTTTGGAAAGCAAGACCACATCATGCCTTTGCCTTTAGCTACATTTTTAGCCAAAAAGTCCAATGCAAACTCAGGGTCTAATGCTTGTTGTTTAGTAATGTTAGGGTGAGCTGGTAAATGTATTTGCACTAGTCCAAAAGATTGTTCTCGTTGTCCTTTCTTGACACCCTCACGAGGTCTATCTGTTTTATAGATATGTTTGCTTTGCAGGGTAGTGTTCCAGTTACTCTCGCAAGTTATTATTTTGTCGAGTAGTTTTGGTGATACGTGGTATTCGTATGCTTTTACTTCCATTATTTCTCTAGGTGTTAATTTGCCTTGAGATATAACTTCTCCTTTGTCTGGTATCTGTGGAGCGGATAGAAGAGATACCAGTAGTAGTGTTGATAACATAATTACAGTCGTATGACGTGTGATTTAATTGTAACAAATTACAAGGTCGAGTGTAATAAGTTATACACAAAATAAAAAGCCGTGGGGGTTAGGTACGGCGATTTAGTCAGATTAGGATTTCTTCCACCAAGGACGACCTGAATGTACCATAGCAACAGGAGGTTTTGGTAGTTTGGAATCACTGGGTTTCCGACATGGGAGATGTTCGATACCGAACTGTCTCATGAGTGTGATAGGGGTACAATGTGCGGGTGTGTATGAGCGGTTCATAGACTTTCATTATATAATGAAAAGAAGCACTATTACTAGTACCCTTTTCAAACCCAATTTACGAAAGCGTGAGCATCCGTCGCTAGGTCATTTTACACTACCACCACCATCAATTCCTGTAAAGTCATCCCAATCTACATCAGTAGCGTCATTCAATGCTGTGACTATTATGATATAAGTCAAAACACAAAATGCAACTATACCACCAACAGATAATAAGATTATATTAAGCATATTTCTTATTTAGAAAGTTATTAGTTTGAGAACCACATATTCCAGTTCCTACTTTTAATCCTACAGGTGTAAGTATATCGGCTTTGTATTTGTTTTGTAGTTGAATGAGAGCATTTCTAGTCATTCCTCCAAAGTAACCAGTAGGAGTTTTAATCTTCAAGAATCCCTCATAAATAAGTACTGATTGAAGCATCTTTACCTTATCTCCAATAGACCCTACCTGTAACGTCACAGAATTGTTATAGACAGGTTTTGTACCATTATTAGGTATAATGACCTCATTTTCATCATCTATAGCGTATTGAGCACTGTAAAGCCTTTTAGACACCATATCTTCTGATATATATCGAATGTTACCATCTACTCCAGCACCGCTTCCCACTCCTGCTGTGTCCTGTCCTACGAGGTATTTTTTACCATCAATCAAAATAGCATCTACTATGGCTACTTGGTGACGTGTTACTCCAGTATCTACATAAGATTTAAAGTTGAATAATACTTCAGGATATGGCTTCCACCATTCTTTTCCTGCCTCATCAAAATACCAGAATGCAATGACAGGTGAAGTTGATAGAACCTTAGCAATTTCATTTATAGAATTTCCCGTAATGTCGATAGTCATGGCTACTTTCTTAGTAACCCGAGAATGAATGATATTGTCTGTAATAGTGTATCGTTCATTCATCTTATTTTCTCCAAGCTCTTGAGATGGAACGTATTTCTCTTCGCATACTCCTGAACGAACAAGGTTACATACGTCATACATCATCATGCCTCCCCTTGGATAATTCACACGACGATTGTATATGTCTTTTCGTGATATCACTCCTCCGTCAAAATGTTCAAGGACTATCGCACCTCCTCCTGCGACGCACGAAAGAGAAGATGATTGGTTATATGGATAGAAATATTTAGATTTAGCTGGACGTTCTTCCCAGACATACGGAGTGAACCCTGAAGCAAGTTCCGCATGCTTAAAGTCCTTAGACTTTTCATAGTCTGAACGGTTATCTATACATACCCCTGTTGTTGATACTGTTAGCATATATTTATAATAAGTTTTTAATTGCTTTTAATCCATCTACTATTCCTCCTGATATGATGTTCTTTATTGCTACTATGAATAATAATACACTAACAACAATTGATATAATCCATTTCCCTGCTTTCCAACCTGTAGTGATTTCTTCTATCATTTTATTAGCTTTGCTATTTATAATGATATCAGCTTCCATGGTATTCATTCTACCATCACTTCTAGAAACAACTTTACACAAATCATCTATTATTTTCTTGTTTTGTTGTAGTTCAGATATAGCTTTTTGCATCTCTGGAATAGCATAATCATCTTGTCTCTTTATAGCATCTTCTACACGAACAGTACGGTCACTAACAGCTGTAACTTTAGTATCCAATATATCCAATTTATCTAATACTCGTGACATGAGAGTTTCTGCTTGCATAATTATTCTTTACTTGAAGCTGGTGGAGTTTTATAATATGCCATAAATACCATTGTGATAAGTGGCATAAATTGTTCACTTGTTATGATACCCATGAATGTCATAGCAACTACTGCTACTGCCATTAAGATGAATACTATTTTTGTTGCTGATTGGGAGATTTCTTTCATTGTTTTATTATATTATTATTTATTCGTTTTGTAAAATTCCTAACTCTCTAGCTTTATCAAGAGTTTTTTTAATTTCATCTGCCCTTGTAGTAGCTTGAATAATTGCAGACTCAAGCATAGATAATTCACTTTGAAGTATTCTTATATCTATAACTACCAATTGCGCTAATTTTCCATCTATTGTTTTTGTATATTCGTTCATATGTTTTTATTTTTAAGTGAATAATGACCAATCAAATGTTACAGTTCCTGTTAATCCTGCAATATAAGTGACATCGAAAGTTGTTGTTGTTTTATTTGTTACATATTGAACAGCACAAGCTAATAAGTTCGTAGGTTCGATTATTACTTTATATGTGTTGTTTGCCTGTGTAGTACCTATAGTAACTGTAAATACTGTGGTTGCTGTACCGACACCTGAAAAGCTATTCGCTATTACTACAGGAGTAGTTTGTCCTGTTCCTCCATTGGCTACAGGTGTTATCCATTGAGTATAACTAGTCACATCCCATGTTGAACTTGCAGTAGCTATAAATTTAGCTCTGTCACCAGATTGTAGAACAAGAGTTGTTTGAGTACCTAGCCCTAAGTTCATGTTTTGTGAACTTGTTGTAGCAATAGTAACTGAAACAGATGCTTCATTAGATATCTCAAATACTGTACCACTAATAGAAGCAGCAGGTGGAAGAGTAAGAATTTGAGACGCTGTTGAACCAGTGAAGACTGTTATTGGGGAGTTGTTTGCAACTGAAAGAGTTCCTGATGTTGAACGTGTGGCAAATGTTGTTCTAATTCCTCCAAGATATTGTGAGCCCGCACCCATGGAAAAACTTTGTCCAGAAGAGATTGAAGCACCTTGCGTCATAAGAAATGTTAGATTCGACCGCAGAATAACGCTTGACTGTACGTCTAGAGGACCGTCAATAAGAAATCCGTTAGACGTAGCTATAGGAATAGTGGCAATAGTTAGATTAGCCGTACCATTTCCTCGAATGAATTGCCTATCCACACTGTTGTCAGTACCAAACCAATGCTGACCATTCCAAGCCATACCTCCGTTCGTTACGAGTCTCGATGCCGACGAATCAAAAAGTATCTGGGTATTTGAAGAATCAGCTGCTCCAAGGGCAAGAGTTGCTCCTCCTGCGAGTATGCTTCTATTGAGAGCCATCTGACCCGATGTAGACATTGAAGCGAAAGCGTTATTACCAGTGCTGTCTGTGTACTGAATCTCTGGCATAGTCCCTCCGAACGTAGGCATTATCTTAAGCTTCTTGCTTGAAAGTATCTGCTGAAGCATATCTCCTGTTGCATTCACCAAGATACGTCCCACTTCAGACCCGTTCTGACTGAACGAAATGGATTCGTGACCTGAAATATCGTTTGACTTCAATATAAGCTGGGGCATTGGGTCTAAATCAGTTGCTCCGTTTTCTGCGATTATTGAGGATGAAGAAAGACTGCTTGGAAGTACGACAACACCCGAGCTGAAACTAGGTCCGAATGCATCTATTTCAAATGCCGTCTGTGCAGTATCATATCCCGTCGTATAACCTCCTCCATTTATCTGCTTTAAAATCTTAGTTCCCGACGATGTGAAAGTTTGAGTAATCGATATCGTATAGTAACTTCCATTGTTGGGGTCTGAAACACTACCATCCGTATGACCTGAAGAATAATAGATTCCAGGAGTAGTTTCCCTTGAGTATGAACGAAAATCTAGGTTAAGAGACGAACCATCAGACAGTATTCCATAGTGATTCGGGGAATTAGTGCCAGAGCCTGCGTAGTTTGAAGTCTGGTAGTATGTCTGGTCTGATGTTCCGTCAAATCCAGAACTAAAGTCCTGAATACTTCTCCAATTGTTACCTAAAGTTCCATATATTGTATGGGAAATCCAAAATAAAGTGCCATTGGCAGGACTGTCGGTTATGCTTGTAGAGTTAGGTCCTGCATAATACGTAACACTAGAAGGAGAAATACCTATTCCGTAACTATCAAAATTAAACGTCTGTCCAGCAGAAGTAAAAGATGACGTAAATGGAGAAGGAATAGGGTCACTTCCTCCCGAGTTTGTATCCTGATAACTTGTGGTGTTTCCTACATCATAGGTACTTGCTCCTGTTTGAATAACATATCCGTCAACTACAGAACCATCTCCATTTGTTGCGACGGTCCATGACCAGTCGATGCCGAAATCAGTCGTTCCATCGTTGATACTGTCGGTAAAACTTATAGGAAGAGAAGAAGGACCAGCATATTTAATACCTCCCAAGATTCTGTATGAATATACATTTGCATTTATAGTCTGTCCATTTGCTATATAACCTGTAATTCCAAGATTCTGGCTACTTCCACCGCTCGGAGAATCTTGTGGGCCATAGATAAGGGATACAGTATCTGTAGGAGTGCCTATAAGACTTTCTGGAACAAGAATTGCACTAAATAATGATGGCGCTACGATTGTCGACGACCCACCTACAGAGTGGAGTCTAGCAAGAGGAGTGTTCGTTCCTAGTCCTAGATACCCACTAGATGATATATTAAGTAGGTCACCCCCAGTATTTCCGAACGAGTTTATCTCATACAAGTTAGCAGTCTGGCCCGTTCTAGCGTTTATCTGAAATCCTACTGTTGATGCATCATAAGGATTTATTTTGACTGGCATCGAAGCATCCCAAGTAAGCACTGCTGCATTTCCAACATCGGTTACCAGAGCACCTGCATAACTGTTATTTTGCATTACGATACTGAAAGTTCCATCAGGAATAGTGATAGCGTTGGCAGGATTACCAGTGAATCCTATGCTTTGAATTAGTTGATTTGTTTCAAAATATAATTGATACGCGTTAAAATACAATCTACCAGCAAATAACTCAAGGTCATTAGGTGTGCCTGACAGAGGTCGTATTCTAAAACCACTAAATTCTGCTCCTGTTTCTCCATCTGCATGAAATGTAAGAAGTTCTGCCCCAGATGTATCGTGCTGAAACCACGGTAAAACAGTGGACATTCTAGGGCCAGTTAAAGTTAATGCTCCAAGTGGTCCTCCGTAGTACGGGTTAACACTACCCCCTAAAGACATGTATCCAGTACTGCTATATGCGGAACTGTTTAATAGTCCTCCAAAAGAACCTGAATCATTGAATTGTAGGTTAGTAAGTGAGCCTGCTGGAGTTCCTCCACCTCCTGTTGACGGATTATATACTGTCATGGTATTGTTTTAATATGTTAAAGGCTTTATTCATACCCAAAGAAAATGAACTCAAAGCTTTGTTATACTTAATTTCAGTTTGGTTTTTCATATTACTTTGTATTGCCATGCCTATATGTTTCATTTTCTTTATAGTTTTTATAGGATTATCACTTCTCAAGTAGATTAGCTGCTCCATAGAATCCTGCTCCAGCTAAAGCACCTGCACCAGCTTTCTTAAGACCACTCTTTAATAATCCTTTAGTTGTACCTTTGGCATTAGTTGTTACTTTTCTCACAAGGTCTTGAGTTACTTTTCGATTAGCAATGGTATCTAGTAATTTATCTGCTTTTATAAGCTGGGCCATTTTTTCATTTATTGCAGCAACATCTCCTAGTTTAAGTGCCTTAGCAGCGTCTTCCACACTTTGCTGTAGTACACTTCGTACAACCTTATCTGTAGTCATTGTAGGTGATGCAAAACCAGCTTCACTTATGTTGTTCGCAACGATTCTTTTAGCCTCATTAAGTTGTCCGATAGTAGGAAAGTCCCCATACTTCTTTTGTATACGTTCAAAGTATTTCTTTATTGGACTAGCGTCTTTTAAACTGTCTTCAGCCTCTTTAACTGCCATATCTGCATAAGTTTTGAGTGGTACACGTTGAGATATAAGACCGTTAGAACCTTTTTGAAGTAGTGGTTGTAGTTCGTTATTTTCAATATGACTAATCATTTCCCCTAGCTTTTCAGATGAGTTTCTTAGTGATTCTTCAGTATATTTTCCAGTAGCATCAACTACAGGTGCTATTTCTTTTTTAGCTAGTATTTTTAATCCATCCTCACCTACATTCTCTAATGCTTTTCTTCCACCTACAGTACGCATCGCTGCACTTGTAAGTTCTTTTTGAATAGCTTTCTCTGTAGCTCCTGCAAATGTTTTTTCTAATCCTCCTTTAACCAAACCTCCAGCAAGTCCAACTCCTTTAACAACAGGAACAGCCATTGCAATATTCCCTATTGCTTTAAGGTTTCCTGTAGCTTCAGGGTGGGATTGTGAAAAGTCTTGTGTTCCTTTTATTACTGATTTACCAATATCTGTATTTGCTACTTTTTCTATACCTTTCCCAATCAACTCTGTAGCTTTGTCTTCTGCCTTTCCAAGTAGTCCTCCTGTAAGATAGTTAGCTCCTTTATTTAGCAATCCTAGCCCTGCTCCTGCAACATCTCCAATAGCTCCTGCCCCAGCTCCAGCTGTTTGTAGAAGTCCTGAGAATGGATTTATCTTGCCACTTGCTGAATCTGTTAATGCTGTACCTGCTTGACTGATTCTACCCATGAGTTTACCTCCTAAAGTTTCTTCTTTAGGTTGTGTAGTTTCATCTACTTGTGGAACTTCTGGTACTAATGATTGCCCTGTAGGTTGCGAGAATGGTTTAGGATTGTATGTTGGTTGTCCTTTAGCAATTGCCATAACATCACTTACATATTTAGGAGTATCATAATCTAAATCTATCTTTGCATTATGTCCGACATTAGTTTTCCATCTTCCATCTTGAGCCTTAGCCTCTCCTGCATTCCATGCGGCCGCTACTTGTTCAGGTGTCCAGCCTTTATCTTTCCAACCTTTTATTTTTGTATAGGCAACCTTATTTTGATTTGCTTTATTTTGCTCTGCATTTTCATCACCTAAAACATCTTTTGCATATCCTTTCCATGTTGCATTCTGAAATTGAAATGCACCTGTAGAGGTACCTGAATCTCCAACAGCATTATAGTTTCCACCACTTTCTTTTTGACGTATTGCCCGCATAAGCTTTACAGCTTGAGGGTCTAATTGTTCTCCTGTATTAAGTGTTATTGGATTCATATATTTTATAGGTCATCCCATGAAGTAGCACCCCTATTAGATGAATTAGTTTGATTATTTCCAACTGTCTGAATACCTGCAATCTTTGCCTTAGCTGCTTCGTCAAGGCCGTGCATTACTTGTATTAGACTTTGTCCTTTAGCAGTTGAATCAAGCATACTTGCCGCTATACTTCGTGTGGAGTCTGTTTGACTTCCTCCAGCTGGTGTAAGGACCTGAGCATATGTATTTGCAATGTCGTTTACATAGTTTTGTAACATCTGATATCTAGGGTCTGAAGTATTTTGAGCAATAGCTTGCAGACCTTTGTTAGCAGCATTAACATCACTTGGGTTAAGTCCAAATGTGGTAATAAGGTCAGTAAGCTGTCCTTGAAGATTCTGACCTTGCTGTAGAGCAGAAGTAAGATTCTGTACTTGTTGATACTGTTGTCCTTGAACTTGTCCTTGAGCACCTGCAGTATTTGCATTGTAACTAGGATTTATTGCCTTAGTCATTTGAGTAAGCTGGTCGTTAAGTACCGCATTACCTGTAACACTACTTGGTATTAAACTTTCTTGTCCTGTGGCTCGTAGTTGTGCATAGTTTTGTAGTGTCTTATAAAATGGGTCACTCTCTTGTACTCCACCTGATGTGTTACCTCCTATACCATAGTTAGCTTGTCCGTATTGTCCTAGAATTGGAGCTGCTAGACCTGCTGCACTTGCAAGACCAGTTTGTTGTAGTCCTTGTTGTGTATTAGCTAATCCAGCTAGATTTCCTAATCCTGCCGCTGTTGAATTTAATTGTTGCATTTTAAGTCCTTGAGTTTGAGCAATTCTATTACCAAGACCTACTCCAGTATCAAGTGAATATTCAGGATTACTTTGTACGTCTGCTTGAGCCTGACCTACTTGTCTTCCAAAATCTGCAGCTTGCTTGTATGCTCCTTCTGCTTGCTTTGTAAGGTCAGTATATTGTTGAGTTGGCTGGCTTGACGCTTGTGCAAGATTACTTACCAGTCCTCCATATGTAGGAGTGTTATT